GCTGCCTATTTTTTAAAGTCACCAAATACCGCTTCTCTTTCTCGACCTCGTAGCCGTCAAGCCAAGCACGAGCGAAGAGGTCTTGGTTGTTTTTATACTCAAGCCATTCCCTTATTTCTTTTTTTCCAAACAAATAATCCATCGCTTGAAACAAATCCCAGTCACCATTTTTTTTGAAATAATCAATCCAATCCGCCATAAACTGCGGAACTTTGACTTTTTCTGGTTCGTCTAGTTGTTTCAACTCTTTCAAAAAAAGTTCAACCATTGAAGTATAAGGTACAGGTTCATAAAAAGGGCTGTGTTCATTCCACAATTCTTCATACTTCTTAATCAATGCTTTAATATTCATCTTAGTTTCCTCCATAAATCAAATAAACTGCAATAACTACCTGAGCCATGCTTGGCGCATAGCCAATCCAATCATCAAACTCCTTAGATTTTGGCAACCAACCCTTAGTAGCTCCCAAATCATAGTCTGTAGGCTTTTCATCAGCGAAGATGCATTCCATCGCTCCCATAAACGTCATACCATCTTCTGCCATTTCCCAAAAATAGTCCACCCGGTCTTTCACCACTTGTGGTAAATCTTGCTTGGGAGGTTTGGGTCTACCGTCTTCTACCGTCCAGTTGTATACTTCATTAACTTTTTGCTTTAACTCTTCCATCATCTTCCAACTCCTCAAAATAACTCAGATTCTCTAAAGGTCAAAAAACGATTAGATCTGGTTATCTTCTACAACCTTAAATTGTACACTTTTTATAACTTTAGGATTTAATAGAATACCTCTATCTTCCCCTAAAACAACCACATGCCCATTATTCATTTGAGATATGATTGCATCTCTAATTTTTCCTAGTTTAGTATCATCTTGGTAAAAGCCATGCGCTTCAAAATTATCGAATTTTATATTAACTTCAATCACTTTAAACCTCCTCTATATCAAACTCTAATCTATAATGCCCTTTTTCCTCGCTTAATCCACCATAAACAAAGGATAACTTTTTGATAACCTTATGATTATCATCTGTCCAAATACCTGCATCAGTCATGCCATCAATGATAGCCTTGACTGTTGGATATAAATTAGGTGGGTCAAGTTTTGACTTAGTAGGGCTGTAAATTGTAACTGTAACCTCACAAGGGTTGGAGGGGCTAAAAGCAGCCCTCCCTTTATCCTTGTTCATCGATGTATGCCAATAAGCAAAAGCTCTAATGCGTTTAGTAACTTTAGCCTTATCTGTTTGATGTTGTCTGTCATTACTATTGATAACCATGTTTAGAGATTTTAGCTTAGTATTCCGAGGCAAAGAAAACTCAAATTTCATTTTGATTACCTTAAAACTCAATGTTTTCAATTTCTGCACGCTGTTCAAGGATCTTGAGATATGCACACATTGTATAGTGTTGAGTTTCAAGTAACTCAATAGGACATTTTAGTTTAAAATCAAGTGTTCCTACGTAATAGTTACTAATCATCAAACTTAACTTATTGGTGCGCTCTTTTAATTGTTTGTATTCTTCAATCATCCGTTGTTTGTAATCACTCATTTTAATTTCCCCTTTCTTATGCTAATACTGTGATATGTTTTTGGTCTGCTAGTTGCTCTTTTAGATAGGCTGCAATGTTTCCTACTGCATCAGCTACCCAACGCTTACCATCTGCCTCAAATAAAGCCATATTGGCTTGCTTATCAATCCTAAAGACAAATAGGCTTGCCGGTTGCTCAACCTCGCTAAATGTACGATATGGGCGCAATGTAACCGGATTAGGTGCTTTGCCTTTAGCAAGGCTTGCCACCCCTGTTTTAACTGTTGCTACTTGAGATACTCCATTATCTTCAATTTCAGCCCCATTCTCAATTTTCAATGCGCTAGCAAATTCTAGCAATGTGCCACGATCGTTATCGTCAATAAAGTTTGATTGCAACATGATATTGAACTGTTCCAATGATAGGAAACGGCCAAAAGATAACTCTGGGATGCGTGCCTTAACATCAACAAGCAATGTGCGATGTTCGATCTCATCATTTTCAGACCACACACAAACCTCATCGTTTTTCTCAACTGCTACAATCAAGCGTTGGTTTTTCAAATTGTTTAGGTCTGTTTTGAGATAGTCAACAAGGCTTGTCAAGGTTGATAGCTCCAGAGTTTTAGGATAGCGTTTAGGGTCAAGTTCTTTGAGGTTGAATTTGTTGGCATCATAATACTCTGTTCCATCTGCAGCTGTTAAAATTTCCAAACCATGCTCATTTAGTTCTACTGCGTATTCCAATGCTGATTTAAGATTTTCTGTTGTCATATTAGTTACCTACTTTCTTTTTGTTGAAATCAATAATATCTGATTTTGTTTCTGCTTGTTGTTCAATTTCTGCCACTGGTTGCCCAATATCCGTCAGAATTTCTCCGTTTTCATCAAAATACATTTGACCAGGTACTGTACTTTTCAGCTCGTTAGCATGTACTTGTCCTGTATCAAAATCACGCCCAATAAGAATTGTTGTAGCTACTCCATTTTGAGGCGCAAATTTTGATTTCACCTCCATGGTAGTATCAACAACTGTACGCTCTTCATTTGCTGACATTGTAAGTGTGATAGTCACTTTTCGTTTTGCTTTCGCATCTGTATTTAGGTCAAGGATGTTATCAAAGACTTTTTCAAGCTCTTTGTCTAGTTTCTCCTGTAATCCTCCATCTGCAATGTGGGTTAGATCTAACCCAATAAGTTTTTTATCCATATTGTCCTCCTGCTTTAAATTAAGCTAATTTGAAATAGCTCCATCAAATACTTTCATCTAAACACCTCCCCTCCATCTGAGTACCATTTGTTTTTAAGTACATGACGTGCAATCTCACATTGCACTTGTGGTTTCTGATAATAATCCACTTTTGCCTTGTGCTTTTTGATAGCTTGCATAGTGTGAATTGTAACAATCGCTGCCCATGTGATAGACATCAAAGTTGTAAGTACCATAACGATTTCAATTTTTGTCATTTTCTGTTTCCTTTTCAAATTGGTTTAAATAGGGTTAATTTCCTCCTAACCCCTGTGCTATTGCAGAAATAACGTTTACTGTTACGCTATTGCCTGCTTGCTTGTATAATTGACTGTTAGAGTTGACCTCCTGCGCCTTATCAAAAGCCCAATCAGGAAAACCTTGTAACCTCCAGCATTCTTTAGGTGTTAGCTTCCTAATCCTAAAATCAGGCTCAACCACACCTTGACTCTCTCCAGTTAAGAGAGTATTTGCTATCTGATTACCAACTCTACCTCGCCTTGTTTTAGAGTTTGGATGAGATAGGTTTACACTATCACCAACTGTAGCCTCTGCATAACCTTTTTTTGTTGCTTCTTTAATTAAAATCCCATGACGGTCTTGTGCCGTCAGCGTAAACATAGGCTCACCGTTTTTTTTTAAACGTCTACCATTCTGTCGTTTATTTACTCTATCAGGTGTCAATACTGGTATAGCTACTTGTTTTGGCTCTTTATAATCTCTAGCGCAAAGCGTACCGACTAAACCGTTTGAGTCGTAAACAACGCTCCCAGTCCCTTGACTTGTCCCGTTCGGATTTTTAGTGTTACCAACAATCTTTATTTTTGGTTCAAAATCAAATTCTCTATTTGCTCTTCCGATAGGAAAAACTCTTCTGGTGCCTCTTTTTCTAGAATGTCCAATAATGAACACTCGTTCCCGATTTTGGGGGACTCCGAAATTCTTGCTGTTAAGCACTTGCCATTCCACGTTGTACCCCAGTTCATCCAAGGTTGAGATAATGGTCTCGAATGTAACTCCATTTTCGTGATTGAGCAATCCTTTAACATTCTCAAGGAATAGATATTTAGGTCTGAGAATAGATGCGAACCTAGCAATTTCAAAGAACAAAGTTCCTCGTGTATCTTCAAAACCTCGTCTGTTTCCTGCAATTGAGAAAGCTTGGCACGGAAATCCTCCACAGATAATGTCCACACTTCCGATTCCTCGAATAGTGTCATCTGATACTGTTGTGATGTCATGTAATTCAATTTCTCCTTTCGTATCGTGTATAGCTTTATAACTAGCTCTAGCGAATTTGTCTATTTCACAAAATCCTATACATTCATGCCCGGCTGATTCCATGCCGATCCTAAAACCTCCAATGCCAGCAAATAAGTCTAAGAATTTCATAACTTAACTAGAATATCCCCTTTCGCTAAAACGGTAAATCATCATCACTAATATCCAATGGATTTGTGGGTCTGCCAAATGGATTGTTATCACGGGTGAAATCAGGAACTAGATTTGTTGTGTTCCCCTCAACGAAACTGCCTTGTTGCCCGTAACTATTTCCATTTTGGAAAGAACTGCCTTGATTACTGTAGCCCTGCTGCTGATAACCGCCATGATGGTCTTGATGACCTTGATTATTTTGCTGACTGTTACGACTTTCCAACAGTTGAAAATTACTGGCAACAACTTCTGTGACATAAACACGTTGACCTTGCTGGTTATCATAGCTACGTGTTTGAATTACTCCTGTAACTCCGATAAGAGAGCCTTTTTTAGCCCAATTAACAAGATTTTCAGCTGACTGTCTCCAGATAACGCAATTGATAAAATCAGCCTCACGCTCTCCAGCCTCGTTCTTAAATGGACGGTTTACAGCAAGAGTAAACGTAGCAACCGCAATATTAGATTGCGTGTATCTCAGTTCGGCATCTCTTGTAAGTCGCCCTACTAAAACAACGTTATTTATCATTTTGCACCTCCTCTACTTCTGATACCTTGATTTCATTTGAACCAAACTTTAATAAGTCGGTATATCGTTTCACAAACTCAATAGCGGCCATAAATGAATTTTCTGCATTGATTTCTGACCCCAAATCAAGATCTGCAATTTTACCGCTGACATAAAAACATCTCATAGGTCTGACTCCTTATTCTACTTAATCCTCCAAAGTTTCAAAACCGATAAAGTTATCCTCAAAATATTCTTGTGTATTTTCCCACTGTTCTAAACCACCGTGCAATTCAAGACGTACTAATTTGACCAAAGGCTCGCTAGGCTCAAATTTTGCCACCTCTCGCGCATTGTTTTGAGGTTCTGGTGTAATTGTACCCTGTTCCAAAATCTCGCCTGTTTCGGCATCGTAAGCCTTGATATTCGCATTAGCATTTTTCTTGGCCGATTGAGCAATTTCTTCAAGTCGTTCAGCTTTTGCTTTTTCTTGGATTTCTTTCTGCTCCTTGCGTGCAATCTCAGCATCTCGATCAGTTTTCATCATCTTGAGAATATCAACAAGACTCTTACCATCTTCAAGATGTCTGATATAGCTATCAGCTGGCAAATCGTACTCTTGAGCTTGCTCTTGGATAGCTTGCTTGTTAGCCTTGTATTCTTCCAGGGCATCAAATTCTGAAAGTACTAAGCCATCCATTTCATCAAGTGTTGTCTTTTTCAGCTCATACTTGCCTGTTTTAAAATATTTCTTGAGGCTGTACTCATCGTATTTGTCAGCGAATGTGGATTTTTCAATCCCTGCGACCATACACTTATCCTCAAATGTAGCACGCACGACATCCACGCGCATCAATCGTTCATGTTCATCAATCGCATTAAGTCCTGCTGACATAGCATCTGTTACGGCCTCAATAGGCTTGATGACTTTTTCTTTGACCCACTTATCAAAGTCTTTTGCCGGCTCATTGATTTGTCGGTTAAAATCTTTGCGTTGAGTGTCTAAGCCCCCAATCAGCTTATTAAAGCGGGTTCGCTCTTCATAAACTTCTTTGTAATTATCAACAGTAACCTCGCGACCGCTATACTGTGCAATGGCTGCGGCTACTTGTGCCTCGATCGCCTCACGGTCAACATTAATTACTGCAGGTTGGAAATCTACCTTAATTTCTGTCAAGCTATTAGTTACATCTTTTACCACGTCTTTGTTCTCCTAGTCTGTGTAAATTTTGATTTTACTACCTGATGATGAATGCCCAAAACATAAATTGCCATTATCACAAATTAAGGCAAGTTCTGTTTTTGATAAATTAGGGGTATTCTTGTAAATCTCATACAGTGAATTCCCGTAACCACCACCAACTCGACCATATACAACATCAACGGTTTCTTGATCTTGTTCATTCATTTTGTCGTAATTCCATTTGCCCTTGATGATATATTTCTCTTTCAACTCTTTTAGAGCTGAAAGATTAGATTTATGTTTTTGACTTTCGTTTTCTGTGAAAGCCCATGGCGAATAAATTTTATTTTCAGTCATGTCTTATACTCCTTGTTTTTCGTATGCTTTTTGAATTTGTTTAGTGAGATATTCCATCACTATGTTATAGCCATCAACTGGCACTTTGTGGAAATCGTCTATTTGGTACTTGCTCAATACAAAATTTGCAACTGTATCAAATGGCGCTCCCTTAATCGCCGCAATTTCTTCAACGTTCTTGATAATTTCTTGATACTGAATGTTGTCAATGTACCTTACTTGATTTTGTTCTTGGCTTTCTTCTACTGGATACTCATCAATATCTTTTTCACCAATCGCAAACAACCCCTGCAAGGCATATTTTCGAGCGTATGAGCTGACTGCACCTGTCCATTGCGGATCTTGCATTTGCTTAACCTGTCCTTTTTGAGTATTGAATACTGGAACTGTACTTAGTTCAGCAAATGAAGTTGATTGTTGCTTGATATTCCCCTCTTTATCTAGCGCAAATGCTGTTGATTGGATAAATACCCTACCAGCAACCTCAATTAGTTCATCAGATGCAATTACAGACCAGTCACTATTTAACTCCTTAAAAGCTGTGTAAATGTCTTCGGCATTTCTAAATGCATATTTGACATCTTTGGTTTTTCTCTTCTCCAATTGCATTTTTCGCTGTAATTCTGCAAATGTTAAATCTGCCATATTATCTATCCTCCAAGTCTACTAAAAGGCACATCCCATGAATAGTTAGTAAAGTTTTCGTTTACAATATTCTTGATGATTTCACCTTTTGAAATTTCAATTTCCTGTGTAAATTCCATACCCATTTCAAAAGTGAAAATTTTAATATCAACATCAAACTTACTAGAAATTTCTGTGTAATTGTCAGCTAATGCTGCCCATGCTTGTTTGAAATCTTCAAGTTCGATAATCACAAAATCATCATCCAACCAAATTTCAATATCTTTACTAGAAATAAACGCACGCCTTGTACCGTTTATATAAAAATAATCATACTCGTTTTTAAATATTAGTAGAGTGCCATCGTATTCTTCTTCAAGTGTTGCGCCTTTATTTCCTAATAGCATTTCTTTTAAAGCTGATGCAACGTTTTCGCGTCTGCCTCTTAATTTAAGAGTCCCCTCTGCCCAATTTGGCATATTTCCCTCCTCCTTTAAAAACTCTATAAATCCCTTATTTCTATAAGGATGAGTTTGTTATTTGTTAGTAGTTATTATTCTGCTATCGTGTCATCTTAACGGTTTTAGCCATTTCTTTCTTCCATGGTTGACTGCCTCGATATTGCAAGTATTCATAGAAACCTTTAATCGTTACAAGTTGTCCACTATCCAAAAGATGTTTTTGCTGACTAGGGAGTTTTTTCATTTCTCTTCTTCGCTCTCCTGCTTGTCGTTTTGAACATCCAAAGATACGTTTTAACTCTTCATCGTTTGCAGAAATCTTCTCGATGATCACATCTTTAATTCTCACGATTTGAACTGTTTCCATTTTTCCCCTTTCATGCTATAATTAAGTTAGATTTTTTTAGAAAGTGTCTGAGTTTCTCAGATACTTTTTTGTGTACTCTCTTTTATTTATTAAGAGTAGTACTTGTTGTTAGTTAATATTTATTGTTATTTAATACTTGTTGTTAGTTAGTATTTATTAGTGCCTAAATTTTCTGATTTGTAAAATACAGATTTGTAAAATACAGATTTGTAAAAATCGGAAATGTAAATTCTAACCTGTGGATAACTTAGATATACTTTCATTCAATCTCTGTTTCATGATTTCAAATTGAAAATCGGATATTTTTACATCTGAGAAAAATCTGAAAACACGAACTCCTTTACCACGTCCCATGCCTTTTTTAACAATTCGTAGGTAGCCATTTTTTTCTAATATTTTGAAGTAGCTATCAACTGTGTCTCGACTAACACCTTTTCGTTTAGCTATCTCCTCTGGATAGACTTGCCAGTTTGGGTGATTAGCTAGGACAACCATCATAATACCAACAGCTGTAAAGTCCATTTTTGGGTCATTGATAAAGCTATTACTAACAGCAGTATAATTTTCAGTCGCATTCTTGAAAGATAAATTGACAATCTAAATTTTTAAAGTCTGTCATAACTCCTCCTTTTAAATTTGCTATAATTGACTTATCTTACATGAAAGGAGAATAAGTCATGATTACTTGTCACATCATGATTGATGGTCGTGTTGAACCTCTACCAATAACATTGCCTGCTGTTCCTACTATCGGTTCTGTCATTGCTAAGTCAGCAGACCATAAATCTGAGCATTACTTGGTGAAATGTGTTGAGTATGTCAACGGACATGAGAGTGTCAATTTACATGTTCAACCATTTCCTAACCAAATCAGTGCTGTCAACGCTGTTGATGGTTTCAGGAATAGCAGATAACTCTACTATCTTGACCCAATAGCTATCTAGCACTTTCTTATCAACATAGACCGCTTGCTCACATAAGCCGATATGCTCATTAATGACTATCGCCCTACGGACAAGTAGGTCTTTTTCTGTTTCAGCTCCAATATATCCTGCAAGCTCCCCAGAAATTTCTAGATATTTACCAATTAGGCTATTTTCTTGTGCCATAGCGCCTCCTTTCTCTTCGCTTATTTTCAATCACTTTCGCCCATTTCTAACCTGTCAGGTATTCCTAATTAAGGAACTTATCGATAAAATACTGTTGTCCTTTGCCTGTGACCTTTGGTGTCTTGTTCACAGTGATATGTCCATCTGCGTGTTGCACGTTTGTTTCCTTGATTTCAAAGAGTTTCAAGTCCATGCTACGTTGGGTTGGCATGTTCCAATCTGAGCCTTTGCGCTTAATCAGGTAGCCATTTTCGCGCATCCAAGAAAAGAGGCGATTGGCACCGATTTTGTAGCCGTTTTGGCTAATGAGCTTGGCAAGTTCGCCAACCAAGATAGATGTATGGCTTGCACTTACTGCGTCTGCAAAGAGGACTTTGGGTTTGTCCGCTTCAATCTGCGTCTCCAGTTTATGAATCTTCTTGTCCGCCATGAGCAAGGCTCTTGCCATAATCTTCTCAGGACTGTTGAAGTCTTTTTCAACTTGAATGAAATACTGTCTGACTTCTTTTCCTTTGTCCGTTCGTTGAATCATGGCGATTTCTTTAGCCATGTCTAGTTTGATGATGTGGTCAGTCATATCTTGCAGACCTCCAGGGGTCGGACATTTTTGGGTCACCCTTGCGAAATCCTGATTTTCTTCAAAACCATACTCCGCCATTCTTCCAAACCATTTTCTATATTCTGTTTTAACTCCCAATGCCTCATGCAACTGACGACCAGATACAATCGGTTCATGATTGTCATTCACAGTCACTTTAATAACTTCGTTCATGTTCTTCCTCCTATTCCTCAAATCTTTCCCACGACTCGCTGATTCGCAATTTTTTATTAATGCGAAGCTTCAAGTCATCACTTCCTTTACCATCTTTGAAAAGTTGCGTAATAGCTGATGGACTAACACCTACGACGGTAGCTAGGTCCGTCTGCGACCACCCACGTTTTTCAATTCGCTCTTTTACAAGCTCAATCCATTTAAGATGTTGTTGGCTCATGCGACCTCCTCCTTTTTGAAAATAAAAAATGCCCTATCTAACTGATAGAGCATGTGGTATAATAGTGACGGCACTTCTACACCGCCTACGAAAGGAGGTGAGATAGCCCATGATGGAACTAATCCTTAAAACTATCATCGGACCGATTGTGGTCGGTGTCGTTCTTCGTTTAGCTGATAAATGGCTGAACAAGGACAAATAGTGTCAAAAAAAGACCCCAAGCTTAATGTGGAAGTTAGCCTGGGGTCTTTTCTAGTCCATGATATAGAACTAATCCTTAATTCCCCTTTATTATCTCACATGCTCTATTCAATTGTCAAGGAACAAAGTTAAAGAGTTGGTAAATTATTTTATAAAATGCTTGACACATTTTAGCGTATCTGCTAAAATAAAAGCATAATTAAAAACCTTGATAAAATCACATATCTATCAATCTATCCTGCTCGGCAAAGCTATTTAATTTTTAGATAAGTTTTTATTAGTTTTTTAACCAACTCTTTAACTTACAAAAACTATTTTAGCGTAAACGCAAAATAAAGTCAACTGTTTTTTGCGTATTTTGTAAAATATTTTTTGTCACGTCTTAGAAAGGCTGATAAATCAATGTTTTCTACATTTGAAATCGTAAAAGATTTATGCGAAAAACAAGGGATTTCACTAAATACCTTAGAAGAAAAGCTAGAATTAGGCAAAAATTCTTTGTATGGATTAAAAAGGAATCAACCTTCCGCTGAAAGATTGCAACAGATCGCCGACTACTTCAATGTCTCTACAGATTATTTACTTGGTCGCACAGATAATCCTACCATCGCTAATAAAAAAGAACAATTCTTTTTCGAAGGCAAAGAAGTTGATGTTGAGGAACTTGCCTCTACTGCTATGCGCTTCAATGGTAAACCACTAACTGAAGAAGATAAAAAAGCAATTCAAAACATAATAGAGATCTATCTCAGAAAACAATAATAATCAAAGGTTGGATTGTTTATGACTGAAAAAGAATTTTCTCAAAATCTAGGTATAGATATAGAGATTTTTGAAGATGGTCTATTTCCAGATGAAGCCTTTTACATCCCAGCCCTCAAAACTATGTTTTTGAGTGATGCTATATCTGATGAAAAAAGGGTACAAGTCGCTTTACATGAGATAGGCCATAGAAACCACGCGCCAGATACTTATCAGCTTTTTCGGGAAAAGTGTGAGCTTGAGGCTAATAGGAATATGATCCATCACCTTATGAAAGCTGAGTTGGATATAGCCGAAGATGCCACTACATTTAATTACCTGGTATTTATGGAAAAGTATAATTTAAAAACCATTGCCGATGAAATCATGGTCAAAGAAGAATATTTAGCACTACTTAATTAAAAAAGGAGAGAAAATGAATATAATTGCTATTATCATAATTGTTATTTTTGTTGGAGGTGTCATAGGTGCAGTAATTGATAACCAAAAAAAATCTCCAGAGCAGAGAGAACGTGAACTTGAAACATTTAGAGCAAATCAAGAGAAGAAAAAGCAAGAGAAAAAGCAGAATATCATCACTTGCCCTAATTGTAAGTCTAAAGATGTGACTTTCTTACAACAAGACAAAAAAGCCTTTTCTGTTGGAAAGGCCGTTGGTGGAGCTGTTTTGACTGGTGGAGTTGGTGCTTTAGCTGGATTTGCTGGCAAAAAAGGAAATAAACAGTGGCATTGCCAAAATTGCGGAAATTTCTTTGAAACGAAATAAAAAAATCCCCACACTCGCAAAGTTTGGCGACTCTGAGTGTGAGGAACTTACGTATAAGAAACAACCATTCAAAAGGTCGTTTTCTTATACCCATTTTATCAAAAAAGTGAGGTAAAATCAATGTGGATGGAAGAACTTTCCAACGGAAAATACAAATTTTTTGAGCGATACAAAGACCCTTATACTGAGAAATTAAAAAAAGTTTCAGTAACCATGGAGAAGAAAACTCCCCAGGCAAGAAATCAAGCTGCCATCTTGTTGCAGGAAAAGATAAAACAAAAGTTAGGGGAAAAACAACATTCTGTTTCTAATATAACTTTTGAAAAACTATATGAGGAATTTGAGGAAAATTGGAAACATGGTGTTAAAAATTCAACAGTCTATGCTTCAAAAAATGTAAAAAAAGAGATTTTAAAGCAGATAGAGGGCGACTACCTAGTTAGAAATATTGATAGACGTTTATTACAAAAAGTAATAGATCAACTATTACAAGATGGGAGATCTCATAACTATGTTTCTAAAATCAAGTTCAAGCTCAATCAGATAATGAAATTCGCTATCAGAATGAATTATATTGACACAAATGAAATGCTATTTGTTGAAACGCCCAGAAAAGTAATTACATCCGACGAACTCAGAAAGAAAAATACAAAATACTTAGACCAAAAAGAGTTTAAGTTATTCATCCAAAATTTAAAAGACGAGGCCCTATGTGATTATCGAATTACAAAGTATATCCGAATAGCTAAAGTTCTTTTTCTTACTGGCATGAGGTATGGAGAGCTGGCAGCCTTAAACTACAAGGAAGATATAGATTTTTCTAAAAAGACTATTCACATCAAGCATACATACGATTTCAGACAAAAAGAAAGAACTACACCAAAGACAATCAAGTCCGATAGGGTTATAACAGCACCTCAAAAAGTGCTAGATATTATCAAAGAGCAAATAATAGAGAATGCGACAAATGGATTTGATACAGATTTTATTTTCATCAATACTCTAGGAGAACCAATAACAAATGCCAGGGTTATTTGTGCATTGAAAAGACATGGTCAAAAAATCGGCATAGAAAAAAACATAACTACACATACATTTAGACATTCTCACATATCCCTACTTGCTGAGCTGGGCATTCCCTTGACTGCCATCATGGACAGAGTAGGGCATAGTGACTCAAAGACCACACTAGAGATTTATTCTCACGTTACTCAAAAAATGGTATCAGACATATCTAGCAAGTTAGACAAGATAAAATTTTAAATTGTGCCCCTCGTCTGCCCCTTTTTATCATATAAGACAAACAAAAACCCTTTAAAGTGTTGATATTAAAGGGTTTTTAAAGTGCACGAAAAAAGAGCACACAATTCAAATCGCTTAGGGCTGCTGGATTCCTCCCCTGACCCGCTTCACGCAGAACTGTTGCTCCACTATTTATTATATCACATTCCTATTCATTTTAAAAGCAAAATTATTTTTTCCGTCTATTTCTAAAAAAATCCTGCATGATAGCTGCGCATTCATCTTCCAAAATTCCTATTTCAACCTCCACACGATGATTGAGACGCTCATCTGTCAAGATATTGTACAAACTCCCAGCAGCGCCAAATTTCTGGTTTTTAGCCCCATAGACCACATTTGGAATGCGGGCAAGCCCAATCGCTCCACTACACATGACACAAGGTTCAATGGTCACAAAAAGTGTGCAATCCAGCAAGCGCCAGCTCTCCTCACTCAAGTTCGCATCCTCTATAGCCATAATTTCCGCATGCATAACCGCTCGCTGTAATTCCTCACGCGCATTATGCCCACGACCAATGATTTCCCCATCTTTGACAATCACACAACCAATTGGAATTTCATCGTGTTCAAGAGCAATCTCAGCCTCTCTCAAAGCCTCCCTCATAAAGACTTCTTTTTCTTCAAGCGTATAATACATCTCTTTTCTCTTTTCCTACTTATCGATTTTATTATTATATCATGAATCCCAACACAAAAAAAGCCACCGAATGCGGTGACTCTATAGGGAGATTATTATGAAAAAGGTAAAATAAAACCTTATTAAATCAATGCTTTTGGAGGGTGCCCCCTCCAACTCCCCGACCTCTGGACAAGGTCTATTTTTTTTTTGAAAAAATTAAAAAAACTTCATCAAAACGCTTGACTTTCTCGGTGTACCGTGATATAATATAATCAAGATAAGGAAAGGGGGTGATGAAGTTGAACAAAGAAGATTGGCTCAGGTTACTTGAAAAGGCAATAGACAATATTCCTGAAACGGTAACTGCTATCGCAAGTCTAGTGACCGCAATAACGGTCGCAAGGCAAAACAAAAAGCGTAAACCGAAATCCCGTCAAAGAAAAAGGTAAACGCTAAGAGGTTGGGGCGAAAGCCCCTTACACCTCTATTTTATCAAATGGAAAGAGGAAATGCAATGGTTAGTGCAATAGCTATTTTTATAATTGCAATCAATGTATATATTTATCTAAAAAATAAAAAGGACAAATAAGATGAGAGAAGTTATTCAAGAATTGTTAGACAGTTCGATGTCTACATCTGCTATTTCCCAAGGTGCTGGAGTTCCATGGACTACTGTTTCTGACCTCAGAAAAGGAAAAACAAGCATGGACAAAATGGCACTTCTCACAGCAGAAAAACTTTATGAATTTGCTACAACTGATAAGCAGTGATTTCGATCACTGTTTTTATTTTTAACAAAACACCTCCCTATTTTTCATGTAAACGTTTTTTTGAACAATAGGATTTAGATTTCTGTTTCTAATCGTTCAAAATGCGTGTTTTTGAAAAATAGAACTTAACTCTAATTTTTTAGGCAAACCATTTATTTTGCTACCGACATTGGTGTCGGTTGGTTAGACGTTTTCTTGATTCAGACAAACAAAAAAACCGCAAGCCTGAGCCTGCGGTGAAAGAAC